GCCTGATACAAAGGAGCAAAGACACCAAATGGCTGTGCCTCTTGTGCATACTGCTGATTTCTCAACATCTGCATCTTTTCGTCTTCTTTGAACTGGTTGAAAAGTACTTCTTGTGGCGTTGCGCCAAATAGACTAGCCATTTTCTATTCCTTTAAAGTTCAAACATACCTGAAGGCATTCCAGCGGTAATATCTGCCCAGTTACCTGTAGGGCCAATACTACCATAATAAGCCTGCGGAGTATTCCCGCCGTAGTTACCATAACCTAATTGACGCAACAATGCCTGTTGATTCTGATTCTGAAAATACTGTTGACCAGTACTGGCTAGAGTATTCATCATCGCTGATGGCCCAACCAAGGAACCTTGCAACTGCGTCTGAGCAGCACCAAGACCGCCTTGTAGCAGTGCTTGAGCGCCAACAGTGTTAACATTTCTACCACCAAGTTGTGCGCCAATCTCAAGAGGCTGCAGCGCTGCTTGCTCAAGCGCTTGGGTAATTCCAAATTGAGTCTGGAACGGCGACAAAGCTTTAGTTTGCAAGTCGTACTGCGTTCCCTGTAGACCAGCACCTGTTCCAAACAATCCAGCACCAAAGCCAATACGCTGTTGTGCAGCCTGTTCAGCCTGTGCTGCCAGTTGTAGGTCTTGTTGTCTACGAGCCTGTGCAAGAGCGTTTAGTTCAGGTTGTCCTTGACCAGAGATATTAAGTCCAGCACGCCCACGACCAAACACACCAGCACCTAGTCGTTGTTCTTCTTGTTGACGAGTAGGGGCCAATAACGCTTGTTGCTGATTGTAATAATCTTGAGCAGCCTGTTCAGGAGATTTAGCAAGGTATTGCTGACCAAGACCAAACAAACCCTGTGCTGCTGCACCTAGCGGCGCTCCAGCGGCCTGTGCTTGCTCTGCTTGACCAAGGCTAGCACCATACAGTGCAGACAGTCTATCTTGCAGTGCCCGAATCTCTGGAGAAGCAGTATAGCCAGCACCAGTAACAATAGGATTACCAAACTCGTCTGTACCCATCTGAAAGTTAGATGTGCCAAACCTAGTGGTCATTCCTACAGGACGGAAAGCCCCAGCAGATGCCGCAATCTCTGCCGCACGCAACTGAGCATCAGCAGAGCGACCCGCTGCTCTTTCAGCAGATCTACCTGCCATGCTTGAACCGAGTAGCCCTAAGCCACCTCCAACTGCCGCTGCTATCCAAGGCATTTTACTACTCCTTAATTAAAACTTGATCCACTTTTTCAGGATCGGTTTCACTAGTAGCGTGGATACAAAACCACACGCAATCTTCTAATGCTAATACTCCGTGATTCTTGTCTGCTTTAATTTCAATACAAGCAGGAGCCTCGATTACTTCTTCTTTATCGTCAACAACTACAACCACTTTTCCTTTAGCAAGAATAGATAGATGATCGTAGTTATGTTTATGCTGAACTAACTGAGAACCTTTAGGAAATACAGATTCTTTAGCGTATAGTCCAGAAGAAAAATGGTGTTTAATCATTTATGCCTTCATAATATACGCAAGAGCGTAATATGGAGGTGTAATAGTATGAGTGTGCGTACCAGAAGAACTAATCGTATGAGTGTGACCTGACGGGCTGTTTAGATTAACATCTGAAGTGGACGCATTACCAGATGTTAAAGTGCTGGTAGGCCCTGCCCCACTATCGCCAGTAACTAAAGTTACATACATTGTTGTATCGTCTGACCAGTTACGATTACTGTATGGTAAATAAAAGTCATCATCACCGGCGTAATTACCAATACCGTGATAGTGTTCTAGTTGAGCAGCAGTCAGGGTTGTTGATCCAGAGGAACCGGTGTGGTTGTGGTCGCCTCCTGCAGATGTAGTGGTAGAACCGCCAGTAGCCGCAACAGCGTAAGAAGAACCAGCGCCGACAATAAACTTATCACGAAGGTCAGGAGTGCTGTTAGAGCCGTTACACAGATACCAACCACTAGGAATAGTAGCAATACTGCCTGACCACATAACAATAACACCACTAGGAACACCAGCAGCAACAGCAGTTGTTACAAAAGCAGTAGTGGCAATCTGGGTTGTGTTAGTGCCAGCAGAAGCAGTGGGAGCAGTTGGAGTACCGGTAAAGGTAGGGCTATTACTATCAGATTTAGAAGCAATAGCAGAGGCTACAGCGGTAAGTTCTGTATCAATCTCTGTACCTTTAACAATCTTACCACTATCTCCAGTAGGTAAAGAATCTTTAGCAGTAAAGTTAGTGGCTTTTGTATAGTTTGACATGACTTATCCTTAAATAATTACTTTCCCGCCTTTAACACCAATGTCAATCTTCTGGATAGACAGAGGATTACCGTTAATATCTGCTTCCAGTCCAATCTGTAAAACTACACCAGATCCACCAAGGTTAGCAGTGAACCGATCAAGAACAATACCGCCAGAGTATTCAGCGATACCGTACTCTCCAATACCGTATTCGTATACAGTAGCAGAATCTAACAACCTAGTTGTTGACTGATAGTTATCAGTGTATTCAAAACCATACTTAATAGCGATAGACTGGTTAGAACCGCCAATAACAACAAACCCTGCTTTCTTTAATACTTTAATATTTGTTGGCTGCTCAAAATCAAAATAGTTAGTAAAGTATCTTAGACGATAGGCAGATCCATTATCATCGTGTCCATAATACTTACCAACATAACCAAGTTTACCAATCAGTAATTCTTTAGAAGTGTTAACAAAGAAAGCATGTGGTTCAATACCAGTCCATATTGTAACACGAGCAGCACCGTCTTGTAAAGCACCACGCATATCAAAGCAATAAACATACTTAGTTGCTGGTAAAGCTAACAGATAGAAAGCATCTCTGTCATAATAAACAGCACGAATCTTGGTAGTTGTTTCTGATGAAACATTAGTTACCAACTCATCTCGTACATTCTTAGACAGATCACGGAACGGTAGAGACTTCTCCTGCACCACACGCTGAAGGCTACGAACACCAGAGTCAGACAAGAAGATAATATCTGTACCGGTATTAACAATAGAGTCTCTAGCAACACAGCCTACATTAGAGATAAAGTCTGCAAGAGTTAACTGAGTTACATCAATAGGATTAGCATAGACTGCAATGTTATTCCGACCAAAGACAATCAAGAATCCGTTATGTGCAGCCAGTCCTACAATCTGATCATTGTTAGGAAACACTGCATTCAATGACAAAGATCCAGAGTCTCCGCCATCAAACTCTGAACCATTAAGCAATTGACTGAAGTAAACTGTTTGTCTATCACCTACAATGTCTGCCATCCAGATACGACCATAAGCGGCTAGAACACAGTTAGGTTTAAAGTCTGTAGTACTATAACCCGGAGGAAGAGAGCCTACATCACCAAGACGCTGAAAGCCATAGGTTCCGCTATCGTGATCGTGAGCGCCACCGCCGCTAACAGGTAATTCATGGTAGACCAGTGCTTCGTGTCCAGTCTGCACAACATAAGCATGTGGGATAGCGTCAGCACCATCACCGTATGGTAGAGAAGCTGCTTGCCAATCGTTACCAGAGATAGTATAAGAGACATTACCAGAGTTATCGGTATTACGAATAGTCTTTGCAACTAGTGTAGTAGTGCCGACAAATAACTTATTGTTGCCTCCAGAGAGTAACTTATTACCGTCAACAGGATCAACCATCTCAAACAAAAACTCAATGTTATTGCTTCCTAGATCAGTGTTAGTTGCATTGACAGCATCCCATCCCCGCCTTGCACCAATACGACCATACCTATCAATGACACAGTTTTGTGCAGTAAGAGCAAAGCCTGATGATAACTGAATACTAGATTCTTGAGTATTTAAACCCAAGAACCCCGGTGCAGCAATCGTGGCAGTAGATAATGGTTTAGCCATTAGGCAGCAGTCCAGATAGTTTCTTCAGGATAACGACCAGACTCAATAGAGACATGATCAGCCAAAGAATCCCTATACAACGAGTATGCTTCTCCACCGCTTAGACCAGCATCTTCACCACGCTCTGCCAATGCTTTAGCATACGCCAAAAGAATAACCGGTTCAGAAGGAACTTTAATTACATCGCTGCTTGCTGACAGCGTGTCTTGAGGCTTAATAATGTTGAAGTAGATATTATAAATACCGTCAGGAATAGGATACAAATCGACTTGCGTATCGCCATTAGAGTCAACACCGTTAAAGTTATATTTCTCTGGAGAACCTTTCTTGATATCTTCATTCAAGAACAGATCATTCATCTTGCTTGTTGTTTCGTAAGTCAAGAACCAGTTCTTCTCAGAGTTAATGACATCAAATACACGAAAACGCTGACCAGAACCAGTCATAACATAGTTAAACAGGTCAGGAGCGGTAGTAACCGTTAGCGTCTCTGAAAGAGCATTCCAGTTGTAAGCATCTTCAACAGTACGCTTAGAATCATTAATAAACTTACCAATAAGTTTAGAATAAGCGTTATCAGTAACAGCGGTAACTTCGTTCTCACGAAGACGCACCAGTACTTCATTAACCATTTCAAGATAGTTCATTTACAATCCCATTTACGAAGTGCAAGTGCTTTACGAGTGGGTCTACCTTTTTCATCCTTCATTGGGCCTTCTACGCCGCTCATCCTTGCACAGAATGACTTCCTACGAGCAGCCTTTTTAGGTGACTTAGCAGCTTCTTTGGCAGACACTGGAGGCTTTAGGTTAGCCCCTTCTTTGGCCTTAAAATATGCACGACCTTTAGCGTTAAGACCGCCAGCAGGATTCTGGTAGGCTTTCTTAACCATTTTTCTTAGCAGTTTTCTTAGCTTCTTTAAAAGCCTTAGCGGTAGGAGCGCCTTTAGAGCCTACCTTACGCATCTTCTCACCAGATCCAGCAGCGATACGCTTGCGCTTAGCGTTGATGTTGGCATAGAGTCCCGGTTTCATTTCTTAGCCTTTTTCTTTGCTTTACGAGCAGTGCTAAGGGCGATAGCGATGGCCTGCTTCTGTGGCTTACCTGACTTCATCTCTTTACGAATATTCTCAGAGATGGTCTTTTTAGAGTATCCTTGTTTGAGAGGCATTACTTCATCCTCTTCATTTTCTTTTCCTTGGCTTCCATAGCCTTAGATTCTTTACCTTCGTGCATCTTCATGCCTTTAGCAGAAGCATAGCCTTCTTTCTTAGCATACTTTTCAGCGGCTTTCTTACC